GAGGGGAAAAGGTGCCGAACTCGCACTATCACCTCCCGAAATTATGGCAAATAAAGATATGGCACCAGAGATGGAAGGAAAGGGAATCTTCGGTCCCGCTGTTGATAGATGGTTGCAGAAGAAAGGACTTAAAAAAGCAGTCTATAAGATTGGCGACCAGTTAAAACCAACTGCAAAGATGGCATTGATGGGTGCATTGACTGCTGGTGGTGCTTCACTTGCCACTGCAAATCCTGCACTTCTTCCTTACATACCCGCTGGTGTTGCTGGTTTGAGTTCATTGGGATTAGACTACATTGATAATCCTAACTCTTATTGGTCTTCAAATGCTGGTGGAACAAGAGCAAGAAAGGCAAGAAGTCTTGTTGGAAGAATGGCACAGGATAAGGCATTGGAAGAACTAAATAGTCGTCTTGGAACTGATATGGGAGCGTTGGATAGAAACGCACTCGCTCAGGCAATGGCAGACAAAGCAGAGGCACAGGTTGCAACTGACAGATTTGGATTTCCCATTGCTGGAAGTGGGTTGTATGCTTCCGGAAGCGGGTTGTATTTATCATCTGGAAGAGGTCTGGGTTTAGGCGTTGGAGGTGAGCGAGGAACTCGTCGCCAAGCAGGGTCTGTTGGTTTAGGAGGAAGTATGGTCGGCGGACGCATTGGTGCAATGCCACCTGCTTTGCAATCACAACCTTACGGTGCAAACTTCCAGTGGAGGCATACCCTCCCTCCTCAATTTCAAATGAAATAAACAATTTAGGGCAAATCGGTTATTTATTATAAAATTAATTTCTATATTAATTATATAATATGCTTACAAACACTCAAATACGGGAAATGGCAGAAAAGATGAATGTCCCACTCGCTAAGATTGTATATAAAACTGATTTGCCAAAAAAGTTCGAGTTCAATAAATCTTACTTTATTAATTTAGACGACGAATACAAAGAGGACGGAACCCTCAACCAAGGTTCGCATTGGACTTGCTTACAAGTTAATAAATATCCAAATGACTTGATAGAGGCGATATACTTTGACCCATATGGCATTGGTGCTCCTGAATCAGTGAAGAAAGTTTTTAACAACACCATTGGTGCAAATGGAAGACAATTTCCACACAATACGAAGGACGTCCAGTCGCTTATGTCGAACGCTTGTGGTTGGTTCTGTTTAGCATTCTTGCATTATATCAATGCATTTCCAAAGAGGACAAAGAACCTATATGATGATACAGATGCATTTCTTGGAATGTTTGACGACCTCAATAAACACATTGATTGGAAGAAAAACGAGTATATGCTTAAACAATTTTTTCAAAGTGCCGACCCGAAACTTCGTAAGTCCATTGATGTATATGGAGATGGTATTAACAGAATAACCAGTGAGAATACTGAACCAATTGATTTGACAAAGGTATAATTCCGGAAACCCGTAAAGTGGTGCATAGTTTTAGAAACTTTTTTATGAAACCAATTCATAAAAAAGCATATTCAGTTGTTTTAAAATCCATTAGGGAAGTTTCAAAAAGTCCGCACAACTTTACGGGTTTGCGGATTTACCATTGAGGAGGAAGTATTCAATATATTTTACATATTTCTCTGCTATTTCCTCTGCATATTTTTTTCTTTCTTCTACGGCAACTGGGTCATTATGCCTTGCAACCATAACTAACATTCTATCAGTGAATGGAAGGTCGCATTTTATAGAAGAACTTATTGCATCGTCCATCTGTTTATCTTTTGAACCTTTTTTATACAGGCAAAATGGAGCAGACCCCTCAGTTGTATTTTTATTGATTAATGATGAGTTGTAAGTCCTATCAAATACATCATCGAGTATTTTGTCTTTGGTGGTTTCTTTGTATTGGCGGTCAAACGCCGAAGTCCAATTATAGTGGGTTCTTTCAGTGGATACATAGAGGTTTTTTGCAAAGTCATAACAAACTGCTTTATTTTTTTTCTCCAAATATTTCTGGATTTTTGGTTTTAGTATATCAAGTTTTTTAACCCAACTAACAGGTTTTGGCACTGCATATGATTTGATGATTGAGAAGACATCATCGGGGATAAACGGAAAGGGAACAGGGGTGGCGGTTTTGGCGGTCATTGTATTTATAGTATATATTAAGACAATCTTTTAAGTCAGTTAAATAATATATATTGTTTTTTTGTATAAATAATTATTCCTAAATATTTGCAAACAATTTTTTTTTAAATTAAAAAATAATTTAAAAAAAGTGATACTATTAAACACATTCCCGCTCGACATCAATATTCAGTATATAATTAACACCCTCTCGTCTTTCAATGTATATCCAACCCTCCTTCTTATAAGTATGTGTCTTAAAATAAACTGGCAAGTCCGCACCATAAATGCATTGAAACTCATTGTTTCTATTTCTAATCTTATAATCACTGTTAAAATCAAGTAAATCAACTGCCATTGCATAATCATCTGCATTGTAAAAGAATGAAATGCTTTCGCCATCTCGGTCTATTTCATCATAGTAAGGGTCATAATTTTTATTGCTGTATCCATAATCACAATGCTTGTTCTCGCCCTTGTGAATAATCACACCATAAACATCTCTGCAAACATTGCGTTTGCCTTTCACCATCTCAACATATTTGCCATTTCGCAAAAAGCACTTCTTCGGGTTGGGGTTCATTTTATATTATAGAGTTATATAAAAATATCTTCTAAATCATTTTCCAATAAGTGTTTATAAAAATGGTTTTTATAAAAACTCCTAAATGTTTATATCAATCAAATCGGTAATTGGGATTTCAATGTGTTCGACAGGTTTAGAAGAAGCACCTGCCCGAAAACATCTCACCATCTTACGCTGATATTTAGAAAACTTTTCTGGGTCATAGTCAATGTATGACGAGCAATCGCTATAATTAAACATAAATATCTGTTTGTTTTCGGTTTCTCGTATCTTATGACTTGGAATAATTGTCGTTGCATATGCAGTTTTAGCACATCGTCTGGATTTAAGTTCCCAAGTGGTGCCATTCTCGCTTTCATAATCGTATTTGCAATAACGGTGTCCGTATTTTGTTTTAGTATCAACAATGCTGTCGTCCAACCAATATGTTTTAATTACACTGATGGTTTCAAGTTCTTTTTGGTCGCCGTATTTTAGGTCGTTTTTTAAACTCCTGATTTCCATTTATATATTATGCTGATATAAAAAAACGCCTAAATAAACTAATCGTTAATTTAGGGAATAATTAGAATTGGTCTAAAATAATATATACCTTAATAATATAATGGATAAGATACGAAAGTATATTGCAGAAAAACGAGCAACGCTTGGCGAAAGTTCAATAACCACTTATACCTCGATATTAAAGAACCTTTATAAAAAAGTTTTTGCTGACGAAGACTACGACCTATCCAAGTTTGATAATAGCGACAAAGTCATTGCATTCTTAAAAGATGTAGCACCTAATAAGCGAAAGACCATTCTGTCTGCATTGGTAATCATTACGGATAAAAAGGCATACAGGGATTTAATGGCAGAAGATGTTAAGGCATATAATAAGGAGATTTCAAAGCAGATTAAGACCGACGAACAAGAGGCGAGTTGGGTTGGCACACAACAGGTGCGAGAACTGTATGAAGCATTGAAGCGTAATGCAGACCTGTTATACAAAAAGAAATCTCACACTATAAGTGATTTGCAAGAAATCCAAAACTTCGTATTACTCAGTGTATTAGGTGGCATATATGTTCCGCCGAGGCGTAGTAAGGATTTCTGCGATTTCAAAATCAAGAATATCGATAAAACCAAAGACAACTTTTTAGAAAAAACCAAGATGGTTTTCAACTCATTTAAGACAGTTAAAACATATGGCACTCAGGATTTAGAAATCCCAATGCAATTGCGAAACATTCTCAAAAAATGGATTGCAATTAACCCAACTGACTATTTATTTTTTGATAGTAATATGAACCCACTATCCAGTGTTAAACTCAACCAGCGATTGAATAAAGTATTTGACAAAAAGGTCAGCGTAAATCAATTACGCCACACCTATCTCACAGACAAGTTTGGAGATACGATTGGCACCAAGAATACAATTGCAAACACAATGACAGAAATGGGAAGCAGTTCGGGTATGCTCGATACATATGTAAAAAAAGATTAGGATAATATCATATAGAAATGTTATTTGATATTATTTGGTATTTGCAACAAATATATTTTCGCCTGTGCGTTTTATATCTTCATTAGCATTTCAGCATAGCACACTTTGGTAAGCGTTTTTTTCAAACCGCCTGTTTTGCGGTCATTGTAGCAATGGAACTCACTACGCCATAAACCATTGGTAATACAAGCATCATAAAAGTTTTGCACTGATAATCTGGTTTTAGATTTTTGGGTTTTTATAACACCACAGGTGGTTTGTCCTACAATTTCAACGCCACATTTTTCAACGACAATTGATAAATCTCGTTTTTTATAAGAGGGAATATGATGCGGAAACTTGTTGGTGCGTAAAGCAGGTTTGACAGGTAAGCGTTTGATGGCGGATTGGCGGTCGGCGAAATAGGGTCGGGGGTCTTCTTGCATTTTATATTATAGAGTTATATAAGAATATTATCTAAATCATTTTTCCTAAATGTATTATATAAATACTCCTAAATGTTTATATAAATCCATATAACAACAACAATATTTTAGACCAAAAT